GTGCCACCTGTGGGTCCGGTAGGTCCAGTATTTCCATCAGTTGCACCAGAAGGTCCGGTTGCTCCAGTCTGCCCAGAAGGTCCAGTAGCCCCAGTATTCGCGGTCTGTCCAGTAGGGCCGGTCATTCCAGTCCCACCAGTCACACCAATCGGGCCGGTTGGTCCGGTGTTAGCAGTCTGTCCGGTGACACCTGTCTGTCCGGTGAATCCTGTTAGGCCCGTCCCGCCAGTAGATCCGGTTGAACCAGTCAAGCCGGTAGCACCCGTCATTCCAGCCGCTCCGGTAGCTCCGGTCTGACCCGTATTACCTGCGGTTGCCCCAGATGGTCCAGTGCTGCCAGTTGATCCAGAAGGTCCGGTCGGGCCGGTAAACCCTACACCCGTAGGTCCAGTGACACCAGAATTACCAGTCGGTCCCGCTCCGGTGGGTCCAGTTGAGCCCGTATACCCTGTATTTCCAGTATTTCCTGTACGACCAGTCGGTCCAGTGTTGCCAGTGTTGCCAGTGCCCCCGGTAGGGCCGGTGGAACCAGTAGTTCCGGTGGAACCAGTGTTTGCTGTCGGGCCTGTTCCACCCGTATAGCCAGTCGCCCCAGGAGGAAATCCTGGAACAAGGAGCCCTGTTGTTTCATCAAGAAAAAGACCGATATTAGGCATCTGAAACCCTCACATAAGGGATTCAGAAGATGTATTACCCGTTGACCAGTTTAAATTTCGGTTTCAGGGCGTCAATGTCCCCAGCGATACAGAATACTCCCGTATCCTTTAGACATTCTTGCCACGAACCCCCCTCATGGACCTCTGAATGGGTGGAATCCGGTTCTAAATCATAGTCACTTAAGTCACCGAACTTAATCATAACTATAATTGGGCCATTTTCACCCTCGGCGGAGGTTTTGGCATCAGCTTTTGCCTCCTCCAAATTGGTTGTAACTCGTAATTTGGTGGCTCCAGGCTCGTTCCAATCATTCAAAGTCGTTCCATGATACAGAGAAGCCTCAGGGGCAAGAGTTTGCTTCTCTGGTCCAACCGTATATTGTTGCGGATGAGGACTCCCACCATTGAAACCACCATCAGGGTTACTCCGATAGCGGAGATCTTTAGCATTTTGGGGCTCAAAATCATGAACCTCCCCGTCAATATCCAGCCCGTAGGCTCGATGTAACAGGGAGGCAGTGAAACTAGGGAGTCTTGACATCTTCGTCCATCTTCTTTCTGCGGTCTGACCAGCTAACAGTCAGTTCATGGAACTGTTCCATCAGCTTCCACCGGGTCGCATGAACGGGGTGGATGAGGGGCATACCAGCTTCCGCAGGAGTGCGGTCGGCCTTCTTTTGGTTGCAGGCAAGGCAGGCCGCAACGAGGTTGTTGGGGGCCGCACTACCACCTCTGGACTTGGGAATCACGTGGTCAACAGTGTTGGCCTTCTTGCCACAGTACTGGCAGATGTGCTCATCCCGCTCAAGAATACCTCTGTAGCCCTTTCCGAGCTTCAATTTAGTATCCTTGATGGCCTGCACCCCTGGGTAGAGGATGCAAACAAAATCATGAATGTTCTCAATCTCATAGAGGGCTCTGCGAGTCCAGGTATCGAGGTCGAGGGCCTCAGCCCTTTCAGTAGCAAGAGCCTTTAGAGCATGTCGGCGGCTCACAGCCATCATCGGAAGGAAGTTTTGGTCAACGGCGATGACCTGATCCCCCAGAGCCTTTTTGTAGAATCTTTTACTGCCACTCATCATGGTTGCACCTTTGTAGTTTCAATCCACTCCCCATAGGGAGACTCTTGTAGAAGCGTTCAGTATTCGATTTGGTGAGCCAATCTACTTCTCTTTTTTAGGAAATAGTCAGTATTAATAAGCTGACTACCTAGCATAATACTGAGGTGTGAAGTGTTTTTGCTAACTTTGAATGACATAAATAAAAATGTTGATGAACTTCGAGGGCCAGGAGTGTATCGAATTTTTTCTTCTTCTGGGAAGAGTTACATAGGGTCTGCTAGTAGCTCTAGAGGACTTGCAGGAAGGCTGAAGGATCATGAAAGAATGTTGAAAGCGGGGGTTCACCATGCTTTCAAGCTCCAGCTAGCTTGGAATAAGTATGGAGAATTGTTTGTGGAAGTGTTAGAACTAGTTTCAAACAACCTTATAAAGCGAGAGCAACATTACATCAATAAATTCAAGGCTGCCCAGGAGGGTTATAATAGCAACCCAATTGCTGGAAAAACAAGAAAAGGTGTCAAATTATCTGAGGAAACCAAAGAAAAAATACGTAAAAGTAACACTGGAAAGACTGCTTCTGAAGAAACCAGAGAAAGAATGAGGGTCTCAGCTAACAGGAAAATGCAAGAAGACCCTGAGTTTGGAAAGAGAAGGTCAAAAAAGCTAATTGGAGTTCCTAGATCTGATGAATTTAAAAGAAAAATCTCGATAAAACAGAGAGAGCGATTCAAAGATCCTGAAGAAAGGAAACGTGTGGGACCAAAAAAGGGGTATAAACATACTAAAGAAGAATTAGCAAAAATGCACCAGCCAAAATCTGAAGAGCACAAGAAAAAGTTATCAGAAGCGAGAAAACTAGATTATTCAAATGGAAAAATTTGTCGCTCATGTAGTCAACTTAAACCGGTAACTGATTTTTACCTGAGTAAGGGAAGGCCCCTTTCCTACTGTAAAATATGTAGCAATAAGAAATCAATTGCCCGTCAAAAGAAGGTAAGCTGAATTGATTGCTTTAAAACTGACAGTCTCTCCATTAACAAGCGAGGTAGATTTGAAAACCAGTCCTTCACGGATTGGAGCATTGAGACTGGGGCCTGCTCCGGCGAAAGAAAGGACATCTTCCATGGTTGGGTAAGCTTGGAAGACCTTCAGATCCTCGTGAACGACCGGAACGGATCGAAGGTGCTCTCCCTCGGGGAGAAGAGTCTCAATGGCTTGGAGGACATCCTGACGCTCCAGACGAGTCATGTAACGATGGGCTTCAATATCCCAGATGTCGAAGACAAAGAGTTCCTGACCCTTGAGTTTATCATGATTCCCTTGGATTCCCTCACCGATCAGCTCCCCCTGAATAGCCATGTTGATACCCAGATGTTTGAGAATGTCAATCAGATGGAGACGGTGGGCAATTCTCCAGAAGGAATTGCTCTCATCTTCCTTCAGATCAAGATTCCGGCTGCAAACTCCGGTATCCATATCCCGGTGGTAGACGGTCATGCTCGAACCATCAAGTTTGACCGTGACTTCGAAGCCCAGATCCTTGTGCTCCTCGAAAAATTCGGGAAGATTTTGGATTCGTTCCTGATCCGTCTTGCGAATGAAGCCGGGGAACATACCTTTGACCTGACCGGCCAGACAGGCGGGGATGGGGGGCTCGTATTTGATGACACCCAGTTGCTCCGTGATATCCAGCCCCTCCTGATTCCATTTTCCCATAAGGAAATCATAGGGAGGGAGGGGGAGGTTGGTGAAATCGTCCAGGGGGAGGATTACTCCCTGGCTAATCTGTCCACGCAGTTTGACGGTGCGGAGCCGTTCACCACGAACCCCCTCATATTCACGGGGTTCCTGCCCCTCTTTGGTAAGAAAGGGGGCGACCGTTGTGGGCACCCACGAATCGATTTCGAAATAGGCCACAAGGTCGTTTACCTTATGGAGCCCTTTCTGCACAGCCACTTTCCAGCCCTGAACGGTGGCCACCTCAATCCTGTCAGCCCCTTCGATGGGGTCCAGGGCCAGGATGCGCTGAATGCTAGCGAGTTTGCGTTCCATTGGTTTTCTCCTTGAAAATTTCTTGCTGAATGGCGGAATAAATGGCGAGAGCCTTTTCAGATACCTCTTCCCTGATGGGTTCGGGGGTCTCCTGAAGAATCTTGAGTAGTAGTGCTCTGAGTTTAAGGAGACGTTCTGAAGTTTCACGATCTAGACTGTGATGAGGAAGTGGTATGAGCAAAATTAGCCTCTGTCATATTATACCCACAAAGGGGCAGGAATGTCTACAAAAAAATGGGGACCGAACACTTTTCGGTCCCCACCGCATCTCTTTCTTAGGAGGAGGAGAGACGCTTACTTCTCACCAGCCAGCGTTTCGATGGTCTGGAGAACCTTGCCCATGACAGAGGGCTTGAAGAACCGGCCCTCAGCCTCAACCCGCTCCTTGTAGACCCGGAGGGGGATATCCAGGGCGGCAGCGACCTGTTCCTGGGTCAGGCCCCGGAGCAGACGAGCCTTGGTGATGGGGTTGTGGATGTGGGAGAGGTCCACCTCTTCCGGAGTGCTGAACAGGTTGGGCTCTTCGACCGCTTCTTCAGCGAAGTGCTCAGTCTCCTCACCAGGGCAGATGCAGTCTTCACCCATGGCGGCTCCACATTCGGAGCAGGCGAGATCGGGATCGTCCTGGAACTCTTCCTCTTCGAACTCACCCGGAGCCACGGAGGTGGAGAAGGCTTCGTACCGCTGGACATCCGTCCCGCCGTACTCATCAATCACCTCATAGGTGCAGCAGCGACCCTTGGCGAAGTTGTAGTCGTTGGGGATACTGGTCACATCCTTGGGGTTGATCTTCACGACCATCACCCGCTCCCCACCAAAACAGGTCAGATAGGACAGGCCGCAGAAATGGTAGCCGGTGGAGCAGTGGTTGCTGCGGATCGGATCGCAGAGGTTCCGGTCCATGCTGGGCTTCTCACCCACCTTGTTGCTGACACTCTGGCTGTAGCAGTCCAGGTAGTCCTCCCGCACCTTCTTGTAGGCCAGGAAGTGGCCGTCTTCCGTGATGGGCAGACCGTTCTTCTCCAGGAACTCATACAGTTCGTTGATCGCATGAGCAGCCGGATTGAGGAACAGGTTCTTCAGGAAGTTCAGCATGGGGGTCGTATCGAACCCCTCAGCGAACATCCGGGGCAGCCGGTCAGCGAGGCTGTGATGCAGGGGCTCCTGGCCGTAGTAGACCATGGACTCCTCAGCATTCCACCAGATCTCGCCCTTGAGGTTGACAGCCCGTTCGAGGTAAGCAGCCGCTTCTTCCCAGTCGCCGCAGACCACACAGGACTTGACTTGCTCGTAAAGACAACTGGTCTTGCTGATCGTGTAGTTGACTCCGCCGATCACGACGACCAGGGAATCACCGGCAATGATGAAGGCACCGGTCTTGGGGCTTGCGAGTGCTGCGGTCATGAGAGTTCTCTCCTCAGAATATTATACCCGTTATTGGGTGGGGTTGCATAGAAAAACTTCAGATTTTTTCAGTGAGGAACAGGGCTTCGATCAGGCTGATCGCCTCTTTCAACTGGCTCCATTCAGCATAGTGAGTGAAGGCTTTGGCCACCAGCTTGAACTTCTCCATAACCTTGGAGAGATGAGGCATCTCCACCTCCTTGCTGTTCAGGCTGATCGGGGTCTTCCCGAAGATCCTGGCCAGTTCGAGTCGAACTTTGTAGGTGGCGAGGATCTTTTCCGAAACGAAGTGGGACCGATAGGCTTTCTCGATATCAGCGATGGCCGGAATGGTCCGGTTGTCATCAGTGATGCCAGCAGACTGAAGGGTGTCCTTCAGGTTCTGGCGAGGGGTCTTCAGGCCGGTGTCGTAGAAGGAAACCGGGGATGCCTGCTTCAGTTCTTCCAGTTCGGTAGGGGCGAAAACCACGGCTTTCAGAGCCACCTGGGTCAGGTCCACCCACTTTTCCCGCTCTTCCGGATCCATCTTATTCAGTTCAGTCATGAAACGGGGGCTGCCGCTGAATATCTGATCATCAGAAGCCATGTGGCCCAACTGCACCATCAACTTACAGACGGAAAACAGCTTGCTGGGCTCAGAAATGTTGTCTTCAGGGCAGGACAGACCGTCTTTGATACCGGGCTGGTTCTTGAAGGTGCGGACGTAGAAATACTGATCACCGCTGAAGTCTTCATCTTCTTCCACTTCCGCCCACGCACTCTTCCAGGCGGAAGCGTCCATCTGGAACACCTGGAAAGTATTCTTGAGTTTGCCAGAAGCAGTCCGGACGATCTTGGGAAGCTCAGCCTTCATCTCGCTCAGCAGCTTAACGGTGGTCGGACCACCCAGCGCAGTAGCGATGAACTCATTGATGTCTTCCTGAACGGCTTCGAATTTCTGGCCAAAGCCAGGGCCAATCAGGTACCAGACCGTTCCGTTGCCACCCTGGCCAAACTGCTTGATCCAGCGGGTCAACACACCCTTGGAGCCCCTGGTCAGGTCGTTGCGGACCAGAATGTGGGTCTGGGGCTTGACGAAGTTGTTGCTCGTCTCTTTCACACCATGCCGGTAGCCCCGCTTCTCGCAGGCATACAGGGACAGGGTGGGGTGATCCTGGGGCTTGACTTCGATGTAGTCCGGAACCTTCTGGCCATTCCACATGATATCCACGTTCTTGAGGGCATAACGGATGGAGTTGTTCTTCATCAGTTCGTTGAACAGCGTGACCGCTTCCCACAGGGTCGGGGCGTTGGCAATGGTCTTGCTCACTTCCGCACCGATCTCCGTGGCCACCATCTTGATCCGGTCAGCCAGGTTCTTGGAGGTGGCTTTGTTCATCGACAGAGATTCGCGGGAAGCCGAGACTTCGAGTTCCCCGATCTGGAAAAACATGTCCACACCAAGGCGAAGCAATTCATCAGCCTGGGCATCGTTGGTGTGGGGGACCGGATAGGCGACCACACCCTGGATCGCCCTGGCCCCACCGTCTCCGTAGGCATCCTTACGGATAGCCCAGCCGGTACCCTTGGTGGAGTAGACGGGCTTTTCGATCCGGATCTTAGCTCCGGTGAAGTTGGGGGTGACGGGGAAGTAGGTGAAGGTGCTGACCGCATCCGTCTGGAAAGTGTAGAAGTCATTGGACTTGACCGCCATCTGAACGTCCAGACCGGTCGGTCCATCATAGGCTTCCTCAGACATCTTGACGATGCTGGGCATACCCTCATCGGTGAGGAAAGCGGTGTAGATCTTTTTCATCCCGTCGAACCGGCTGGTGACGGTGAAGGTCTGCGTGTAGCAGAAGGGGCTCTTCGAGCCCAGACCCAGCGCACCAATATAGTCATTCGAATCGGTCTTGGTGCTGCTGAAATAGGTCGTGTAGAGTCCGTAGATGTCCTCTTCGGAAAGGCCGGGGCCAAAATCAGTGACCCTGAAAAAGGGCTCAAACTGGTTCGGGAGGTGGATCTCGAACGGCTTGTTCGCCGCACCCACAGCCACATGGGCATCGTAGGCATTGCAGGACAGTTCGCGGATCACAGCCTTGATCTTGTGGGTATAGAGCCCACTGCTCAAGATCTGGAACGCCTTGGCATTCGCATTGATCTTGAAGGTGCCGATCTGATTGGTGATCCCACCAGTGACCAGAGCCGCCGCACCGCTTTCTTGAAGCCTCATGTTTTCTCCTCCACAATCAGTATACCGCACTGACCATGGGTTTGTATAGGGAAAAGTTTGTTGGGGTTACCAATCAATGTCAATAGTGTATTTTCCAGCTTTGATTAGACCTCTGGCATGTAGATCATTGGCAACCATCTGCACATCGGGATAGAAGTTTCGAGTCCACCAAAGATCGAGAGCAGATGGTGAGTCCCAATCCTCAGCATTTAATTTTTGTTTGGGGTCACGGGTGAGCCATGCGTTGAAACTAACACCCATGGTGGGATGATTTACCGTTTCAGGGACTTCATCTCGCTCAAAGTCGTAGGTTTCTTCATCGGGAATGGTAATGCGAACTCTCTGACGATCTTTACACCCATCCTGTTGCTGGAATGAGTAAGGACGGCCATAGGTTTTCTCAATGAGATCGTCCCAGTCCTGGACTGTGATTACTTTCTCGGTTCTAGTTTTTATCATTCTATACCTCCTGAAATTAATTCTTTTCGTTCAATTGCTCCAGGGCCGTTTCATCCCATTTGGGGACTCCTCCCTCGACCTCCATGGCATATTTCTCCGCTTCCGGGTCTTCCGGGTCAAAATTGACCACGACTTCTCGGTAGGTTCCAAAGTCGTGCTCTTGCGCCTTGATAGCTAAAAAGGCCCTGGAGGGCTGGACTCCAAATACTCGGAGGAGTTGTTCCATGTAAACCCGGCACTCCTTCAGGTTCTGCTGAGCGAAGCCTGAATCGGTAGTCTGGGCACAGTCCTCCTCGTAGGGGGCCGAGCCGATGAAAAACGTTTCTTGTCTCATATTACCCCTCCTTTAGGGCTGATTTGGTTGATTACATTGTGAGGGCTTTGATAAAAAGTGCAAGTAAAAAAAGCCCAACCACTGAATAGACAAGGTAGGCGAAGAAGTGGAACACTTTGATGATGTCAGCAGGGTTGTCCTGGACCATAATTTCATGAGATTCTCCAGTATCCAGGTTGTAGACTCTTCGGAGTACCTTGGGACGATCCGAAAATTTCTCCAGGAAGTACCAGATTGCATAGACCGTGAATACGGCCAGGAAATAAATGATGCTGAAGCATACGGCGAATACACAGAAGGCGAGGACTGCCCAGATGACCCCAACGAGGGTGATGCCTCCCCAGAATCCCTCCTCTTGAACCTGCACGTTGCTCATTAGAGCCTCCTACCATATTATACCGGCTGGAAGAAGGATTTGAATACAAAGATTTTCAGCGACCGGTGGACCCAAACCCCGCATCCTTACGCTTGCTAGCTTCATGTCCTTGTAAAAACTCTTCTTCCGAAATCTCCGTCAAAGACATAAGTGTAAGCTGCTCAAGACTAAACTGACAAATGGCATCACCGGCCTGAAGATGTAGTGGAGGGTAAGCGGTGGCAATAACCTTAAGCTCCCCCGTGTATTCATTGTCAATCACTCCTCCGTGAATCTTCAACCCCTTCAGAGCTTTACCACTTTTCTCTAGGAACTTGACCCAGTATCCTGGAGGAATGAGGAGTTTGATCCCTGTCGGATAGGCATGGGGGGTTTCAGTTACAAGACATTCCTGGTCTACAAATAGATCATAACCGGTATCAGTGAAATTTGCCTTGGAGGGCAACTTAGCAGTTGGGGTAGATCGAAAAACACGCAATCCTTCACTCATAACTTCTCCTTTAACTACACTTTGAATTGACCCATCCACACTTGGTATTTCGACAAGTCTCTGTCAAACACCCAGATTCGCGGCGGATTTCAATATCCCCACCACACTGAGGGCATGTCTTTGAAGCGGCCATTCGAACCAGATCCTCATCTTCCAGATAGTTCTTCAACACTCTGGCAAAAATGGCGGGAGCGTCGAACATTCCTCCGGCTGACTTCTGAAGCTGATCTGTGATTTCACTGACCGGAACTCCATTCCTCATGCTCAAACTGATCAGACGGGTGATAGTCATGATATCTTCAGCGGGGAATCGGGCCGAAACATTATTGACCTTCAATACATCTTCAGGGTCATCTGAAAGCTGAACGACAAGACTGTAGTGCCCCCTGGATTTCTTAGTCAGAGTGGCCGACTGGTACTTGGTAGGAAGGCTGAGTCCATCTTCGAGACCCCCAAAGACTTCAATCGGCTTCCCATCTGCCAGTCCCACCAGGACCATGTAATTGAGGTTGCGGTACTTGACCTTGTGGATTTTGATATCAGTCGTCTTGGGCCGTTCTCTTCGAACTACTGGCTCTGCCGCTTCCTTTTTGATGCTGTTCAACACACCAGTTCGGCACCCATCTCGGTAGACCGTGATCCCCTTAAGACCACTATCAAAGGCTTCCATGTAAAGCTGACTCACATCCTCAACGGTGGCATCATTTGGTAGATTGACAGTGGAACTAATACTGTGATCAATGTGTCGCTGAATTGCAGCCTGCATCTTGATCCGCTTGTGATAGTCAATGGAGTTGGCCTCCACATAGATAGATTTGTCAAAATCAGGATTAATGTTCAGTGCATCCTGGATACCCTGGTGATAGACGATATACTGCACCGTATCTCCGGATCCTGGAACCTTTACGCTGCGGCTCATTGCTGCTAGGAAGAGTGGTTCAATCCCAGAGGTGCAATTCCGCATCTCGATGCTCAGAGAACCGGCAGGAGATTGAGTCAGAAGACCAATATTCCGGAGACCCTTGGTTCGGATTAGTTTCTGAGTTTCTTTACTCAGACGCTGAATGAAAGGACTTTTCTTGTGGCGTTCCCAGTCAAAAATCTGGAAGCTACCCTTTTCTTCAGCCAAACGAGCAGAAGTCTGATAGGCAGCATTCGCCAAGAAGTCATAGATAGACTCAGCCATCTGAATTGCCTCGTCCGTGTCGTAACGGAGTCCCAACATAGCCAACGCATCAGCCAATCCCGTGTTGCCCACAGAGATACGCCGACCCAGCACTCCAGCAATGCGGTTGCCCTCAAGTGGGAGGATTGGAAGATCCCAGGATTTGATGTTATCTTGAGCCCTAACCCCCATGGCGATGACTTCTCCATAAGCCTCAAAATCAAAGCTAGCCTCTGAAGTGTATGGATTCTTCACAAAAGCAGGGAGGAGGAATAGACCCAGATTACATGAGTCGAATGCACTCAAGGTTTCTT